GTTTGAGTTAAACACGTTCGTGCCGTCACAAATAGCGGTCAACGTCTGACCCTGCGGCACGGTTGCTGTTGCCGCGCCCGAGGCGGCTGTTTGAAACGTCAGGAGGTACGAACCCGTTGTTTGATTGTTTAGGTAATAAACTTGCACCGTTGAGGGCAAAATAATAATTTGATTTGACGTGAGCGCACCGTAGTACTCTTGCACAACATTTGCGTACTCAACGGCTGTGAGGGTCGTCGTGCCGCCCGTGACAGTCTTGGCTAGTTGGGTGTAGGCAAACGTGTTGGAGCGCCCGTAGGCGAACGTAGAGTAGCCGTTGATTCCGTTAGATACGACAACCAATGACTCCGTGAGCTGAAGCTGTTGGAACGCATTAGTGTCAATCGTGTCTGTGCCGCTCGGTGCAAGCGTCAAAAGACCTGAGCCGCCGTTGCGCACCATGATGAACCAACCGTTACCCACCGTATTTGCGCTAGGTAGCGTGATCGTGCCAACGCCGCCCGCCCAAACCAAGAACTGAGCGCGGTAGGTGCTGTTTAGTGTTGTGGTCGAATAGACTGTGCTTTCAAGGTACTCTTGATTGAGCGTCGTGTCGATTGCGTATAGACCGTAGCCTGCGAGCGCTGAGGCATTCGCAGATGACGTGCCCGCGCCAAAGGTGACCGTTGACCAAGTGCCGTTATTTGTAGTGTTGTTCGTTAAGAAAATGTACTGCGCAACGCCCGAGGCAATAGATATGATCGTGTTGCCAGAAATATCTGTGACTGTAAATGAATTCGCCCCAATGTTCTGAATCAGAACGCTCTGACCCGTGCTCACCTGCAGCGCGGAGGGCAGGTACAGGAGCAAGCTGCCAGCGGTCGCCGTGACTTGAATGATTGCGGCAACGACGTTTGTGTTGGTCGTGCCGTTGATTGGCCAGTCAAGCACCGTGTTGGCAGAGATCGTGAGCGACTCGTAACCCACCTGTGATGGGCTGATGGTCTGTCCCGTAATCGGGTTGACGTATGAATTTGACATAATTATCCTTAACTATCCACAGCAATCGCAGAGCGATCACCCACACGGGTCACGTCCTCGGCTTTGAGCGCCTGCATCGCCATGTCGTACTTCTGTTGGAATATCTGACGCGCATCGTCTTTTAAGTAGATCACAGCCTGAAGTAGCGCACCAAAGAGCATCGCATTGGGGGCGTTGTTGGTGATCCAATTAGTCTGATTCGTGGACGACAGCGGCTGCAGGCGCTGGTAGACAAGCACCTCAAATGTGTACCCCTGATCTGGGATCGGCGACACAAACCAGTTGTCGTAGTCGTAGTCGCCGTAGTACAGCGGCAGGCCCTGTGGGCTTTCTGCGTTGTAGTTGGTCAGGTACTCGTACTTGCGCAGGAAGACCGGTGTCTTCTCGCCGCCCGAGGTTACCGACATAGACACGGTCTTGCGCCAGCGGGCAGGCTTTTGGATGATCGGGTTACCGATTGACATCACGCCTTGCGCTACCTCAATCTGACCAAGGGTCTTAATCTGTTGAGCAATTTCAAACTCAGCGAGCGTGATAAAGGTCGGAATTTGATCAACAACAGCAGCATCCTTACGTTCAAGATACTGCTCAATTGTTGTGATTAGGCTGTCATAGGTTAGAACAAAGCTCGCGGTCATAGTGCCACCCACAAAAGTAATTTTGAGAGCGTTTTATCACAAAGCGCTTGATTTGACATTTTAACTCTTTTAGGCGTTAAGGTAAATTACCACCGACAGGGTAGGCTGAACCAACAGGGGCTTGGGTAAAAGCTGTCTCACCTTCAATAACGTGGTTGCTAGTCCACGGGCTTTCCATGACCGGACCATAGCAGGAGGCAAGGCGCACCCCGTTCACAGGCTTTGCTTGGCGCTCGCACAAGAATGACCACATGTTGCTCATGCCAGTCTCAGGTGTGGTGCCAACGGTGTATGAGCGGAACACGGCAGGAGCTACCGCCCAAGTAGGGGCTTGTGGGTAACTAGTTATAGGGGGCACACCGAACAAGCTCCATACCTTGCCTTTTGGCGCATCGCATGAGTTATCCATCAAATCCATGTTTGCAATAGCAGCGCCTTTCATAATCGGGCAAACAGCCATGCCCTCCTTGAATGCCTTGCCATTCACCTTGATCAGGTTGCCAGTCAAAGTGGTGGGTGAGGCAGCACACAGGGCGTACTCGCCGTGGCAGATTTTAATTGTCTGCGCTTTCAGCGACCCAAGTAGAGCCGCCACCCAAAACAGAATGGCTGCGCTGATGATTACAAATGCGGTCTTTTTCATAGGTTCACCATTCCCATAGCATGTTGATGGACAGTCTTAGCACGATTCAGCCAACCTTGTTCATAATAAGGGTTGTTTAAACTTTTGTAATACTCAATCTTCGTCTGTGTAAACTTTTCAATCAGCTCAGCGGGCGGGTAGCTATTTATTGCCGCAAGGGTTAACGGACCGATTGCCCCGTCAGGCGTTGCACCAACAGTATTTTGCAAAGCCTTAGTAGCGCCACCGACCCCATGATTAATAGCATAGTCAAGCAAAATATAATCCACGCCATTCGGCATATCTGAACAACGACACGCATCCCAGTATTTACGACGGTAAAAGGGTTCCACCACCGCTGGGGTGAGGTTACGCATATCTTGCGTGCTGACTTTATGCCCAACGTATTCTTCCCATGCTGACTGTGTTACGCCAAGATTTGTGCAACCACGACGACCATCAGACAGATGATTTCCAGAGTCGTTAATGTCATCCTGAAACCCCCCTTCGGAGTCGAGCATCATGTCAAAAGATTGCTTCCAGTTATCTTTCACTTTGTTGCAACGCCTTTAACTTTATCAAAACTACGCATTGCGCCCAGGCCAAGCAAGCCGAACAGAATCTGCATTGTGATGGTCGTGTCAATTGCGGGGAACTCTCCGGTATAACCACTCAGTGTGGCAGTTAGTCGTAACATTGGTTCTAAAATAGCGGCGTATGCCAAACCAAAACCTCCTACCCAACCGACAAACGGACGCCAACCCGCAACAAACATGGAGCTTGACGCAGCCTCGACCTTGTTAATGTCTGTCTGTGCAACCATCGTGGCAAGATCACCGTCCTGTTGCATTTTAAGCAACGCAAGCTGTGCCTGTGCTGCCTGAGCGGGATCAGGAAATATTTTGTTGATCAGCGTGTTGCCGATATTTAACAGGGCGGTGATCGGATCCATTACTTGTCTGCCTTCGATTCAAGTTTGTCGAACAGCCTGTCTAGCAATAATTCAATACGGTCAAAGCGCTTGTCCATTTCAGATTTAATTGTTTCGATCTCAGACTTCTTGACGTAAGCGTCACTAATGTGTAATTTTAAATCAGAGATGTCGGTCTTGAGTTCTTTTACAGAATCCCATAACTGGCGGCAAAACCATCCACCGATTGCAAATACCAATCCTATACCTGCATTGATGACGTTCTGCCAATCCATGACTAATCCTCTACAGTTTCAACAGGAATCCAAGGCAGCGGCGCAGGCTGCGGCGTAAGAATCTTTTGTGCGTTGATCTGTGTTTGCACTTCGGCTTCCATGTTTGCTACACGCTCTGCGCCTAGAGCATCTTGTGTCCATTGCACGGCTTGTGCTTGGGTAATGCCAGCATAAGGTATGAAATTACTAGCATCGGCAGGTAGCAAGTTAACCGAGTAAGTCACTGAGCCTGTTAATCCGTCTTGCGTATCGTTGATCGTGAAGTTGCTCATCACAGCCGTTTGTGGTTCGGGCGTGTTCATTACTGATAAAGAGTTGATGATCCAGTTCATAGTTGCACCTGTGGGATAGGGGTTACGGGGGCTTGGGTGATAGCAGCAGCGTCAGACTGTTGCTTGATTTTTTGCATTAACAAAAATGCACCCGACTTTGATGGAAGCTCGCCCAATACATTTTGAATAAAATTAATTTCTTCTGCCGTAAGACTAAGAGGAATGCTGTTCAAGTTTAATCTCCATTAACCGACTAAAAGTCTGCGAGTTGTACCGCCTGCATCTTTAATTGTAATATAGCCCACTTGAGAAACCGCACTAGCAGTATATGTACCAAATTGTACAAAACCTGTTCCTTGTGGAATTAATGCTATGTCAACGTTTGTGTCTAAACCAGTTGCAAATAACGATGGCGCTGAACCTGTTACGCCGCCCGTTGCGTTTAAAATATTAACAGATGAGACTGTGTTGGTAATATTAAATTGACTATAGCTTCCTGTGGTTGTAAGAAAAGAAATAGACCCAGTTCCTTTGGATATAATGTCAAGCCCTATGTTTGAATCACTACCTAATACATTGATACGAGGGTTGCTACCTCCTAAGCTTAATGCTGCTCCACCAGTTATTTGCAAATAATTAACTGCCGCTGTTTGATGGTTAATTCTTAATTGGCGAGAAAGAGTTGTTCCCTCTGTAAAGAAGTCAAAGACTCCTGTGCCTTTTGTAGCGTACCGCAAACCAATATTGGTATCCGTTCCTGCCGCAGCACTAAGAGGTGCGCTACCCGTTACTGCACCTTGAGCGTTTGTGTAATTGACTGCACTTGCAACAGGTGTAACACGCAGGGATTCTGAACCTGCTGCGGCTCCTAGTGACCAGATGCCAGTAGAACCAAGAACACCACCAACACTAGATGATCCGTAA